GGGTGTTGACATACTTTGCAGTTACAACTTCCTTTGCGCATAAGGTTCCTCCTTAATCTATTTTTACCGTCCTCTCAATCGTTACGAGAGTCGGCTTGCCATTGCGTATCTGTATCTTAACAGAACCATATTCAAGATGCCAGTCTATCTTCTCAAGTTCTTTCTTGAGTTCTATGTCCTGCTTTTCCAGCATTATTAAATCCTTCATATTGCCCTGGGTCGCATGGTTCCGGCGCCAACTCGCCCGTTTCCTGCTCTCTGTCGCAGTCCCGGCAATACCAGTAGACCTGTCCGTTGTCCATGATTCTTCGGATCATCTCGGTATTGCAAAAAGGGCATATCATTGTTATAGCATCGCCGGCGCTATCGCACAGGTGCAACCCGGGTGAATTGAACCTTCGGGATTCGGGAATTCCTGATCTACTGGTATCACCCCGACGGCCGCGTTTTCCTCACATTGGTCGCAATTTCCTGTCTCGCCGCCAGACCCAAGCACCCACTCTTTACCGGTTATTCCCATATCGATTGATGCGTCATGCGATGCCTGGAAGAGCGCCGCCCTTGTTTCCGTCTTTGATATAAGCTGGGACCGGTACCGGGTCATATTGCTGAAATCTTTACGGATATCCCGGGCAAGCCCCGGCACACCTCGCTTATTCTTGATGCCATCTGAGACGGTCTGAGCTAAACGACGCTTTGTTTCCTGGTCCATCTGGGTAACAAGCTGCGCCCCGTGTTGTTCCGCCCAATCGACCGCTTTCGTAATCGGCGGGCCTTCATAAGCTATCGGTATGCCGCCCTTCGTCTTGCCCCAAGTTATCATCTCGACTTGACCATGGACATAGGCGGCAGCCAACCATCCGTTGACGGCGACCTTGATATCTTCGTCGAATATAGCAAGCATAGGGTCGAGGAAATCCCGCGTTTCCGCGCCGAGCTGTTCCTGGACATATTTATTATATATCTGCTCGACCCTGGAATATGGAAACGCCCGTTCTAATTTCCGGAAGTAATCCGCCAGTATTCCCTCTAGCTTCTTCGCCAGTGACCGGCCCTTCGGGGTTTCCGGATTAGCCGGTATTGCCGCCTCGAGTATCTCGATTATCTCGTCGAATTCTGCCAGTATCGTTGTCATTGCATCTTGACTCTATATTTCAGGTGCCGCTTTCCGACCTTCTTATCGGTAGAATGAACTATTCCGCACTTGCTGCAGAAATATTGGTTTGCTTTTAATACCCGTTCGGCCGGATGTTGTATTATTTCTGGCTCTTCTTCCTTTATCGATTCCGGCCGGTTAAGCCCCACCGGATTACATTCCGGGCATGGTTTCATGCCATCCGGCGTATCTAGCCATTCGGCGCCTTTACAGTAATAGCACTTCTCAGGTTCTTTTGCCGGTGCCTCTCCCGGCTTAACCGGCACCGGTATTGAACGGCTCTCCGTTTCGATGGCCGTCTCGGTATTATGCCGGTAAGCGTTTTTGTATATGTCGTTGAGGTTCGCCCATTTATGGCCGTCCTTATTGGCCATCAATATTGCCCGGTCTAATATCTTGTCTGTTCCCATTGTCTTAATCTCCTTTTATATTCCTAGAATATTGAAAACGTAATATATACAGAGAGCCAGGATTATACCCAGCACCAGGCTCTCGAATATGAGCTTGATTATATATTTCATTTATGACCGTTCCCGCCTACCTTTAGCGTTTCCCTGAACTGCCTCAAGACGACGGCCAGCCGCGCTTCCTGGCTGGATTTCGTTTCGCCCTTCTCCAGCTCATCCAGTACCTCGCCGGGGTCGTTTATCCCTAGCGACATCAAGGCAAGCTGTTTTACGTCTCTGGAATATGCCAGGTCCGGCATGACGTTTATTATATTCATCAGAGATTGAGCTACCTGGGCGACATCTTCCGGAGCTATCGCCGGGAAGTCGCGGTCTATATACCACTTATCCGGCGGCACATTATTGTGTTGAAGGATAATCTCGTCTATATCCCTATAGGTATCCGACCATACCTGCTGATAAGACTGGAACATTTTCATCATCGGCAGCTCGACTGTCTTGGCCGTGGCTAGGTTGCCGATTGAGATATCCCCGAAATACTGCTCCGGTATGCCCACGGCTGCGGCCACCTGTAGCTTGAGCATCCTGCCATCTTGATATGCCGCACTAGCACCGGTATCAGTCTTTATCGGAGTCGTATCAGATCCGAGATTCTCCAGCAAGTGAGCGCCGGCCGCTATATCCTGCTCATTTGTTTTTGACTTAATGGCTTCAACCGAAGATTGCCCACCTTTTACCTTTGTCCTCCAGGCAAACTTGGCCAATGCCAGCATGACTGCTATGCGGCTGGCAAGAAATCGACGGTAATATTTTATCCAGTCGAGAGCCGGCAACAGCAGCGGATTACCGCGCTGTGTTATCGTGTTTATAGCCAAGTGATATATAAGCGCATCCTGATTGGACTTTATATTTTTACCAAGTGAATCCGGCGCCCCTTCGTCCTTCTCATTCTCTACGCTTCGATAATAACCGGTGTTAGTTTTTCCTTGAGCGTCAGCCCACTCCCGCTTGAAATACTTGATATCATCCAGGTCGTCGGGGTCTGATATTATCTCGGTTATCTCCAGCGGGTCTATCGTCCTGATCTTCGCCGGGTCGCCCTTAGAGCCTAGGAATATGGCGAAAAATATCTCGCCATCTATAAGCACCTTGTCAGACGACCGGCGCTGCCCTCTGGCCGATAATGTCATCCTGTTTTCCCGAGCGCTCCAGTATCCGTCGATAATCTCTTTTACTTTTTCTTCCTGGCTGTCATGCGCCACTCCCGGCCCGAAGGTATAATCAGTCCATAACCGGATAGACTGGCGGCCGAGCGGGTCGACCGTGGAATAGAGCCGGGATAATCTCAAGTTAGCTTGTCTCGATGATGCCGTTATAACATCTCCGCTCTGGGCGCCGATTCTGGTCCAGCCTTCATCTTCGAGCGCCAGATCTTGCTCGACGCTGACTGTCGCTTCCCTGATTATCGTCGCCAGCTCGTCCCGTGGCATACTGTCGATAAACCGCTGCTCTGATTTATTTTTCATCATTTTAACTTGAGAGCGTCCTTTTTGATTAACTTTAATTCTCTCTGAATGGTGCGAGATGAAACCCCCAGAATATTAGCGATTTCATAATTAAACTTGCCTTCTCTTATTAATTTTTCAATCTTCAATCTGCGAGATCTTACATAATAAGGCGACCTCATGCCATCTTCAATGCATACTTTTAAAGGGCAATCCAGACATTTCCCATGATATCCGTAATATTCTTTAGCTGCTTTGCACCCGTTATCTGGTGGTATATGTTTCAAAATGTTTACCTTTGGCTCGCTATCTATATAATATCCTGTCAATCTTCCTTTCATAGCTCCAGTCCCCGAACTTCCTGCATGGCGTCGTAGACCATTATTTCTTCTTCCGGTTGAGCAGGGGCAAGGAGATATGATAAAGCCTGTGTGGTACTGTCAACCTGGTCATCATGAGCCGCATTAGGGAAGCCTGAAAGCTCCTCTATATAGTCAAATAGCCAGGGGGCATTTTCGGGGAGATATACCTTGCCAGCCTCGATGAGCGGAGTAGCCGCATAGGTCCGCGCGACTTTATCCCTGTCTACCTTGACCGGCAAGACTGGCATCCTAGTATTTCTCTGCATCTCCTGTATCAGCGATTGACCACTGGCTTTATCCTCAACCAGTACGATATTTGGGTAGTCACGTTCATATAATGCAATGGATATACGCTTTAATTCAGGAAATTCAACTCTCTGTCGCCAGACATCTAGTAGATAATAACCATTCCAAGCTATGCCCCATACCGTACAGACCGAATAATCATTTTGCGATTTATCCTTGAAGGCCGTATCCCATGATTGCAACTTGTATTCAAATTCCGGCAGTTCTCTATAGTATCGCCACCATTCACGCTTGATTATCTGACCTTCCGCAACGGTCGGGTTGCCCTGATATAGTGATTCAAAGGACCGCATCGATGATGGATCAGCTCGCATCTTGTTAAGCACGTTTATAGGATATCGGTCCGGCCATAGTGCCCGTTCCTGGCCGTTTTCGTCTTTGCTTATAGCAGGGAAGTGCAGGACCTTCCATTGATCGGCTTCAGGATAGGCTTTCATCTGCCGGAGTAGACGGCCAACCAGATCGTCCTCATGCCACCGAGTC